GCCAATTAATCACCTCAGTTGTCTGAGGCTGTGCTCTGAATCGCTATTGCCATCCAATCCTTGGTAGATAGTTTAACAACTCTACAACGAACTCTAGCTGTAACCCAAACTGATCCAGTACCAATAGCAGCGTTGTCATTTCCAGCGACTAAATACATTGTATCGTTTACAACCATGAAAGCTTCGCTTAGTGCAGCAGGACCAAAATTATCAGGGTACAAATCTGATGTGTGAGTGCCGATGTTGTTAGCCTGATCAATGTTAAGTTGACCTGATGCTATTAGGGATTGATCGTCAGCACGTAGAAGTTGGGTTCCCGGGTTTAGATCGCTAAGTTGCGCTGAAATACATCCATTGCTTGCTAGCATTCCGTTTACATTTCCACCATAATCCGAAAAGGCTTGGTAAACGAAATCTACTGATTCGACAGCGATAGCCTGACCTGTTGGAACATTCACATAAGCTCCAAGATCTATTTCACCTTGGAATCTAGAGTTTGCTGCTGATCCTAATGTCATTTCTACTGTTTCTGTTAGGTAAAAACTACCTGTTTTTGATGTTGCCATGGTAACCCCATGCGAACTCGGTGGATAAACTACACCGCCCCGGATTGACTCTTCGCGGCGGAGCCGCCCCAAGGCCCAGGATGGGAGTGCCCACCTCCAAGTACCTTATCACCACCACCCCCATGGCATAGCAACCATATTACTAACTTTCGTGGGATAGCCCATCAAAAACCTAGATCCTATCTAGCCTTTTTTTCTAATGCGTGCGCATAAATTGATATACAAATGCTCGCTGGCTAGTAACATGCGACCAATAAATGTCACATTAGACAGCGTAACATGGGAATTAGCCAAGCAGAAGCCTAACTTTTCTGAGTGGGTTCGTAATCAATTACGATCAGAACGAAATAAATCAGAGAGTTTAACCAAGAGATGCACCTATTGTTACAAGTCATTTCCAAGGAAAGACTTCTATGATCACCAATGTATTACAATAAGCGAGGATGAGGAACAATGAACTATTTTGAACACAGACAAAAAGCAGCTGACGACTTTGAGAACCACATTACACAATGCGCCATAAAAAATGGAATCTATTATGATGCTGATGAAATAGCAATGGCGTTATCTGATTGGTACGAGTGTGAACAAATCAGAATGTTAAGCACTGGCGAAGTTAAAATCAAGTGGGAAGCAAGTTGTTGGTGGGCAGACTGTAGCTGCGTTATGGGAACTTACTATTGCATACTAGCTCCATTAAACGAAGTTACTTGGTACGAACCTTACGATCTAGCAATCAAGCGGACGGTGAGTCAATGAAGCGAGCATTAGTTTGTCACTCATGCGACGAAGTATCTTGGTCAGAAAAGCACTTTGCTTTAGTTCCTTATCATTTAGTTCCATATCACGAACAAGCAAGAGTATGGTGGACTTGTATGAAGTGTGCTGACATTAGTTGTTGCTGGACTTAATTATATTCAAATAATTCATATCCCGTATCTTTTCCGCCACCGTGGTAATACCCGAAAATAGTGGTCAACGAATTTATGAACATTATATTTTTAGTATCTTGAGATATATCCGGATCAGTATAAGTGTCGATGGCGTAAAAGTAATTTTGCAATCCCTCTTCTTCATCGATGAGGTAAGAAGTAACTCCACCAATAACCAGAGGGATCGTAACCGCAGCAAACGCCTGATTAATTGGATTCAATAATCTGCGTTTGACAACTGTCTGCCATGCTTTTTGTGAAGCTATAATTGTTGCAGTTTGTAATGCCAGGTAACCTAACTCTTTAGCAACCGCGGATGGACTTGCTTCATCGCCCTTAGCAACTATTCTTAGAATCGTATTACTACCTACACCAACTATTGCTAGTTGTGAAGCCGGTGTTAGAAACAAGGTATCACCCTTGTGTTGCTAATTCGTATGATCTCTTTAGTCTCATCATGTATGGAAGTTCATCTTCCTTTACAATATCAGCACCTAATACAAATCGTGTTGGCGGTATTGTTAATGAAAGTCCTGTTAGATCTGTAAGAACTGGAATTACTATTCTGTAAACCCATAACTTCTGAACTGCTGTTGGTTCAGATGAACCTAACGATCCACCAGTGGCAGGTAACAATAAAGAAGCTGCTTGAAAATCAGATTGTATAGTTAGCAATCTAAAGTTACACATCAATAGTTGCTTCCAATCTTGTGTAGATTCTGGCGAACTAGGATAAGAATAACTTGTTGTATAGTCATCATAGACTTCCTGCATAGACAATCTTTCTTGACTAACAATATCAAAAACTGCAACTTGTAATTCTGGTGTTGGGTTAATTGCGGTGTAAGGCATTCCATCTTGTAGTGCAATTGCAGTAGGCACTAGAGTTAGATCGTCTAGCTCGTAAGCAGATAAGTCAAAGTAGTTCTCATAGTAGAGAACATCATTACCTAATGTACTCCAACCATTAGTAGATGCATACAAATTACTACCCGGCTCAGACTCAGTTAGTAAGGTAGATGGAATTGCTAAGTTCATTAATCTAGATCCAGTTAAGGCCCTAGTAGTATCTTTTTCTTTAGCCATTATTTCATCGCCTTCCTTGTAGCAGCATGTGCCTTCTTAGACAAAGCACCAAACTTCATTCTTGGGTGTTTTGCTTTGAGTCGCTTGTACTCTCTTCCGTAACGCTTAGAGTAAGCACTAACTTTGCGTGGCGCTTTTTTCTGTACCTTCGGAGCATCTCCAGCAGCGGGAGCACTAGAAGAGTGTAGAGCATTTCCACATTCATGACAATACCTAGCCAATTAATCACCTCAGTTGTCTGAGGCTGTGCTCTGAATCGCTATTGCCATCCAATCCTTGGTAGATAGTTTAACAACTCTACAACGAACTCTAGCTGTAACCCAAACTGATCCAGTAC